TATAATGAATTAAGTAACTCTTCATAAGCATCATCCAAACCATTGTCTTGGACCGTACTCAATAGTGGTGCTGTTGGTTGACCTTGAGCACAATCACAAAATTCACAATCAGGATAAGACAAACTAGGTAAAGCAATTTTAGTAATCTTATCGTATGCTTCTTGTGTTTTTTCACGAGTTTTATCCAAACTTTTAATCGCCTTTATAAGGTCAGTATTTAAGATTGTTAAAACAACTGAAACTAAAAAAGCAATCACGTGAGCAACAACAATTAATAAAAACAAAATTGGTGTTGCGATTAATAGTAAAATCTGAAATAATAAATAGATAATGTCAAATCTGTAAACCGCATCATTTGTTGGGAATTTATTATTCTCACTTTCACACTCACTACTCAAAATATCTTTAATAGATATTATCTTAGAATTACCATATCCTTTTCTATATTGTGATATTAATTGTGATATGGTATAAACCTTATTGAATTCCATCATGTAGAACCTATCTTCGCAATCAATCGCTTCCTGAATCATGTCAGTATCACCATATTCATCCCAATCTAAACTAAACGCGTAAGAACTTATAGCTCTTGCGTTATCATTTGGGTCACTCATAGTATTTTGTAATGGGTCAATAAAATCACCGTCACTATTAACTTCACCCCAACCATATTCTTTAATGTTTGGTACCAAATAATACCCCCTCTTGACAGGGTCAGCACTTAATGAAGGTGATTGATTCCATTTAACCTTAAATCGATATTTACCTTTCGTTGGTACACCAACTTTAGGGTCAGATGATATAACTCGTTCACCAAATTCATTAGTGGTTACATAGTCTAAGTTCATCGGAACATCAATTAACCAAGTACCATTTTCATCAATAACTTGACCCCCTTGTTCTAAATCAAATTCTTCTAGAATAGGTCTTCCGTTAATATCTTGTTGTATTGTTTGTCTAATTGATAGAATCTCACCAGGACCAGTACTTAATTGACATAAACTTCCTGCGGTTGGCTTTGACTTACAATTCTTTTTAAGGAATGTGTCATCAGTCGTTGACACTAATGACCCCATGAAAATCGAAGTCGGAGTAATATTAATCTTTGTTTCGGCACTTACATCAAAATCTGTTCTAGTAATACCTAAATTACATATCTCAGGCTGACCCCATAATGGTTCAACCTCAATTGTTCTATTAAATGTTATAATTTGGGGTAACTCCCTTAAATTAGTGGATGATTTAAATTTGGTTCCTGAAACCTGACTTTCAGTGGCAATACCCATCCTAACTAAATCTTGTGGTGATAATGAGAATTCACCTATGTCTGATAAATCAATATCTACAACAACTGTTTGTGAACCTGCAGGAACCCCAAAAATCATGTAGTCACCACTCGCATTGGTTACGGCATTAAACTTATAATACTTATCGTAAACCTCTATTAAAGTTGGGTTAGTTAAAACGTCTTCACGAGTAAAGAATGTACCTGTGGCGGTATGACCTCCGTGTTGTTGTTTGTAAGGTAAAAGATTGTAACGATAACCATCTTCATTTAAGTCGGTTAATGTTTTGTAAGGGTATAAGTCAGATATAACAGGGTCATTTTCATCAATATCTTCTAATGGTATGAAAACCGATACCTTGGCGTTTGGGATACCAAATCCGTTGTTGACGCTAACACGACCTACGATAACCCCATAGTCAGAACACTGACGAGTGTAGATTTGGTTTTGTAATATTTTTAAGGATAAAATTTCGAGATACTCAAACTCTTGGTCAATCAGTACTCTAACTGAACTATCAACACCCGGCTTTGTTCTTATTCTATATGAATTTGACATAATAATCTTTTTTGATAAATAGTTTATATACTATTTTCAAAAAGATAAACCATTATTTTCTAAAATAAATCATCAAGAAAAATTAACCGTTTTAAGATTCTTGACACGAACATTTATGTCTTTGTTTGGGAATCTTATTTGGTAAATTTGGTTCGGTTGTGCGAAGATTGTATCGTCAATTAATTCTATCTGACGAGTAACAGGGTCTGAATATTTTTGTGATGTTTGTGATGAAGAATATTGCCCACCAACTAAATTAAAGAATTGCATGTCCGATACTGCGATAACTCCGTTTTCACTTTGGATTAAACGTCTTAGTTCTGATACGAAAACGTTCTCCCCCATTTCCCTATTTAAAGGACTGAAAAATTCTGTAATAATATTAATTAATTGTGATATGACCGCTCCTTGGTTTTGACTGTTATCCAAAACAACATCAACATTAATTCCCAAGTCAATAACATTAGCAGTTTCTAATGAAATATAGTCATTAATCATTCGGTAATTAGATAAATAATTTGCAACATTGTTCTTAAGGGTATTTGACACCACTTCGGTTAATGTTCCGTTTTCATCATAAGATAACATCTGAATCTTTATCTTATTATTTTCTTCGGTAATTGCAACTTTAGCTGGCGCACCGAACTGAGAAGGCATTGTTCTAATTAATGAGTTGTAATCATTAATAGTTACCGCTCTGTTTTGAGCCGAGAAGTTAAACGCCACTAAGTTTCTAACTTCTTCAGTGGTAGGGAAATTAGCCCCACCAATAGCCGCTGTCACATTAGTACAACGTAATGAATTAACTACCGTAGTGTTTACGTTCTCAGATGGTCCGTTAACAAAGAATGATACCGTACCTATTTGGGTAATCGTATTCACACCTAAATTACTTACAGTACCACCACCAACTCTATATTGAACAAATAATGTTGTGTTAGCCTTTAATACACTACCTAACGCAAAGTTATTTGAGTATTTATTAAGGTTCAGTACGTACCCGTTTCTTGCGAACTCACGTAACTGTTCATCAGCAGATTGGCTACCACCACCAAAAGTCATTTTCATATAACCTTCAGGTGTGTACTCCGTGATAAATTTGTCATTAACACTAATGTATCGACCAACCTTAATACCAGGTTTATCGGAAACTTTAGTAGGGTCTTCAATAAAGACTCTATCTTCGGCTAAAGCACTTACTTCATACCATCTATTATTTAACCCTAAAAATTCTTGACTGCTTGGTACATTAGCATATTGTGTCCCGTCTTTTAATAAAACACTGGTAACACCAAGAACATTTTTTTCAGGTAAGAATATCTCAACAAACGGTCTAACGTCTACAGGTGTAATTACTCTTTTGAATACTTTTGTCACCCCGTTTACTACCGTTTCTCTTTTTACAATTGTATAGTTAATTAACTTATTATTTGAATCGAAATTAGGAATCTTAAGTCTGTTTGGATATCCTTCACCACTGATTGGTGATGCAAAATCAATATCATAAACCGTTTCAAATGTTTGACCACCACCACTGATTTGTGAACCTCTTCTTAAAATACCACAATATCTAATATCTTCTTTATCACCGAAAGCAGGTACCGTGATTGAGAAATCGACCAGAGCAACTGACGGTCTCATACCAGGAACTTTTAATCCGTAAGTTCTCGCGATGTTAAATATTGACGACCTTTGTTGTGCGTATTGAAGGACAGTTTCTTGAATGCTTCTATCAATATTATAGTGTAGGTTGTCCGTAACCGCGGCATTTAAATCCATTAATACCGAGAATACTGACGCGTCATTAAAGTTGTCAACCGTCTCAGGATAATAAGTTCGTGTGAAATTAATCAACTCAGTCCTGATTGATTGGAAATCTCTAGTTGTATATGATATCTTCTTATTCGGCATATATTATTAAATATTGATGATTATAAAATCTGCAGTACTAAATGCGCTGTCCGTGATAGTATATTCAATTTTAATTTTTGCAGTATGTTCCAACTGGCTTATATTAGTGACCTTAAATTCTCTTTGGTCGTTTTCATTAATGTAAGTTCCCTTGTTTTCTTCACCCTCAGATGCTGGTGTTACACTAATATTGGTAATTTTTAAGTTAGGCATATAATCTTCAACCGCCTGTCTAATCTCCGCAGAAATATCAGAAAACGTTGGTCCGTCTAATGGTTCGAAAATATACTCATACAAACGAGTACCAAAATCAGGTAAAAAATACCTACTTCCTTTTCTAGTAAGAATTAAATGTACTAAATCAGTTCTGATTTCTTCGTCGGTAAAATCAGATAAATCTAAATACTTTCCGTCAAAGGAATCTCGGAAGGGAAAATTAATACCATATGTAAAACCATCTGCCATACTAATAAATATAATGTCGTGATATTTTCAATAAATAGTTATAAAATAAAAAATCCCGACATAGTGTCGGGATT